CATGAGGTGGTGCCAGGCGCTCAAGTACCCCCTACCCGAATATCGCCTAAACGGTCAGACGAACGGTCAATTTTTGATCACGGTTGTCGTAGATGGAATGGACTGTGGATCTGGATTTGCATCAACCAAAAAACAGGCTGAGCAAAACGCGGCTGAAATTGTACTTAAGACGGATCCTCGTTTTAAGAACAAGACGATACCGAACAATGGAGCAAGATATTCCAAAGACGGTCCTCCGAGCCCGCGAGCTCCTTGCGGCTGAATACGCAGAACAAAGAAGTCAGGAATGGTTAGAGCTCCGTGAAAATATGATCACGGCTAGCGACGTGGCGAGCGCACTCGGTGAGAACCGTTATGAAAGTATAAATTCTTTTATAAAAAAGAAGGTTCTCAAGACAAAGTGGGCGGGCAACGCCGCAACGGCTCATGGCACCCTTCTTGAGCCCCTCGTACGAGATCTTTACGACCAACGGTACGGCCGCAAGTCCCATGAGATTGGACTCGTGCAGCACGCCAAGTACCCGTGGCTCGGCGCGTCGCCCGACGGCGTCACGGAGGATGGACTCTTGATTGAAATTAAGTGCCCTCTGACGCGCAAGATTGAGTCAAAGGTGCCAACCCACTATCTGCCCCAAGTTCAACTTCAACTGGAAATCACAGACCTGGAGGAGTGTGATTTTATTCAGTATAGACCGGCGAATACTGAAAGTATTCCCCCTCGCCCCGAAGAGTTTGTGGTTGTCCGAGTGCACAGGGACCGCGCGTGGTTCGCAAAAAACTTGCCCGTCATGGAGGCGGTATGGAAGCGCATCCTCGTGGGCAAGGAGAAGGGACTGTGCGAAATAATGGACGACCCAACAGCATGGGATCCAGACTTTAAGAATGAAATTGTATGTGAAATAGTAGATGAGTAAGGAGGCATGGACTTCAATTGATGAAATTTTTGCCAAGAAACCAACCTGTATACACAAGAACAGGATTCTCAAGTGCCGCGAATGTGCGGGTTCATTTTGCGCCAAGTGCATTCAATTGGAGGTGCATTTTTGCCCAAAATTGGATGAACGGATTAAAATTGAAAAAGAGAATTTATCAAGTAAATTAGTAAAAGTTGTTGCTCCCAAAATACACGCCATCTAGTTCTTGATACGTGAGAACATATAAGCAATTATAGCAAGAACTATTAAAATAATCAAAATATTACTAGCATTCTTGGACACCTTGAAACCGAATGGGCTACTGCCACCCATCCAGCTCCATGGCAACTCTGGGCGGAACCACGTGACGGTACCGTCGGAGTACTCAAATTTGCGCGTTGGAAACTCACCATGTGGCGCATAATTGGGGCTGATGGTCTTTAAATGCACGTTACCGGACAGGTCACGGGGCTTGAGGTTCATGTCCAGATCATCTGTATAATCGGTTGGGGTTTCATCGATGGCTCGTGTGTAAGAGCCGTCAATAAAGACATCCTTGCGAAAACCGTCTTTGTTGATGCCAAAGTCACCCGTCCATGTGGTCGGGTTGAACCTGTCAATCTGCAGACGGTCATCTATCATAAGACCAGATGCCATATTAGCATACACTCACATTATTTTTTACAGCGTACATTTTCGTTTTGACTTTTTGCTGGTGGAGATTCCACATCTCGTCTAGGTCCACTTCCAACATGTGAGCAAGCTGAAAGAGGTAACTGAACACGTCACCCATTTCCATCACCACATCAGTTCCCCGATCCTTCTTCAGCCCCGTCTTGCGGTAAATCTGCTTCTTCTGCCTGATACTTGACGCAAGCTCCCCCATCTCTTCGTTGAGTAGCATCCACACGATGCTGATTGGCGCCTTGTCCCACCCTTTCTGCTGGCACATCGCTGCAGTTTCGTCACGAAACTTATTCATTGTTCAATATACACCCAATCCTTTTAAGTCACAAGGTGAGCGAGTGGTTTTCTGAATTTGTACACGGTTATACACGCAACCATGAGGAACACAATCTCAGCACCGAGCTTCCAATTTTCAACTACATTTGCGTCATCGGTGCGCTTTTGAGCCCACGGCTCAATGACTGCGTTGCTAATCAGTCTGACGGACCTCTCTATTATGAAAAATATGAGAAATCCAAAAAGGATATCGTCCAGTGATTTCATATATATATTTTACACTTTTAAAAAATTCCAAATTTGAAGTTACTTGGGATCTTGTTTCCGTATGTGCTGGTGCTAATAGGAATCTCAAGGGGCACGGGATTTTCAGAGATATCGCGCATGTACACGAGCTGCTGGAGCATACCCGTTGAAATAGTCGCAGTGGCGCGCTTAACAACCTCGTAGTTCATACGCGACACTTGGGCGCGCACGTCCGTATTGGGATCCACTGCCAGGTCCGTGTATACGACGCGCATAAGCGCCTGCAAATCACCGTCACTTTGGCGGTCCAGCTGGTACCCCGTCTGGGCCTTGATATTGTCCAAAATTAGAGAGTGTATATTTTCCTTGTTGAATTCGGAAAAGAAGGCATTTCCCAGGGGCGTAAAGACGCTCAGGCGGGTGGGTTTACGATCATATGTCTCCATTGAAATACATGGCGAAAAAAACCTGGGTTAAAAAAACCGGACGTGTATTTAGAAATGAAGGTCGTCAAGAGGTCTGGGGATGTCGTTGAGATGTTGTTCGACAAGGTGACCCGGCGCATCAGCAAGCTGAATGCACCCCCCGAGTTTGAGGTGCTCAATGTCCAACCTGACAAGGTGGCTCAGAAGGTTTTTCAAAGTATGTACGACGGTATTTCCACTTCAGAAATTGACAACCTGACGGCCGAGGTGGCTGTTGCCATGATCACCGAGAATCCAGACTATGAGACACTGGCTATGCGCGTGACGGTTTCAAATCTTCAGAAGAATTGTCCCAAAACTTTTAGTGACGCTATGGTCGCCCTGCACGTCAAGGGTATCGTGTCTGACCACTTCATGAAGTGTGTGGCTCTAGAGCTAGATGGCGTGATTCAGTCAAAACGTGATTACTACTTTGGATATTTTGGAATCAAGACGCTTCAGAGGGGGTACCTGAACGTAGGCGAGACGCCCCAGTACCTCTTCATGCGCGTAGCGGTGGGTATTCACGGAGACGACCTCCCGCGCGTCAAGGAGACGTACGACCTAATGTCCCAGAAGTTCTTCACGCACGCCACGCCCACCCTGTTCAATGCCGGTACAAACAACCCGCAGATGTCCAGCTGCTTCCTGGTGGCTATGAAGGAGGATTCCATCGAGGGCATCTACGAGACGCTCAAGGAGTGCGCGCACATTTCCAAGTGGTCTGGGGGTATCGGCATCCACTGTTCGAACATCCGAGCGAGCGGCTCCCGAATCAACGGTACGAACGGGGTCGCCGACGGCATCGTGCCCATGCTTCGCGTCTTCAACAACACAGCCCGGTACGTCAATCAGGGTGGCGGGAAGCGCAAGGGCTCTTTCGCCATCTACCTGGAGCCGTGGCACGCTGACGTCATGGAGTTTCTTGAGCTGCGCCTGAACCAGGGTGACGAGGAGATGCGGTGCCGCGACCTTTTCACAGCCATGTGGATTCCCGACCTTTTCATGGAAAAGGTGGAGAAGGACGAAGAGTGGCACCTGATGTGCCCACACGAGTGCCCCGGCCTGCCAGACGTGTACGGTGAACAGTTCAACGAGCTGTACCGCATGTACGTCGCACAGGGGCGGTTCAAAAAGAAGGTTCGGGCTCGTGAGGTTTGGGACGCCGTCCTCAAGAGCCAGGTGGAGACGGGGACGCCCTATATGTGCTACAAGGATTCCACTAACGAAAAGAGCAACCAGAAGAACATCGGGACGATCAAGTCTAGCAACCTGTGCACCGAGATTATGGAGGTGTCGGCCCCTGACGAGACGGCGGTGTGCAATCTGGCAAGCATATGTCTACCGACATTTTTGAGGGAAAACAAGAATATGACCGCACCGGACGGGTCCCATCCATTCATATTTGACTTTGACAAGTTGCAAGAGGTGACGCGAGTTGTCACGCGCAACCTGAACCGCGTCATAGACCGCAATTTCTACCCCACGGAGGCGGCGCGCAAGAGCAACATGCGCCACCGGCCCATCGCGATCGGTGTTCAGGGTCTGGCCGACGTGTTCCAAATGATGGGTTATTCGTTTGACGAGCCTGCAGCTCGCGAACTGAACAAGCACATCTTCCGGAGCATCTATTTTGCGGCCCTTCAAGAGTCGTGCGAGTTGGCTATGAGCGAGGGGACGTACGAGACGTTCCGCGACTCCCCGGCCGACAAGGGTCAGCTTCAGTTTGACCTATGGGGCGAGACCGACCATATTTTCGGCAAGTTGAAGCAGGATATCGCCACTTGGGGCCTGCGCAACTCGCTGCTCGTAGCACCCATGCCCACCGCAAGCACCGCCCAGATCATGGGCAACAACGAGGCCTTTGAGCCCTACACGACCAACATCTACCTGCGTCGCACCCTGGCTGGCGAGTTCGTCATGATCAACAAGCACCTAGTCAAGGACCTGCAGAAGATTGGAATGTGGACTCCAGAAATTAAGAATGAAATTGTGAGAGCCGGTGGGTCGGTTCAGCAACTGGCCATCCCGGAAGAGCTGAAGGCCGTGTACCGGACAGTGTGGGAGATTCCCCAGAAGTCCATCATCGACATGAGCGCTGACCGGGGTGCCTACATTGATCAGTCTCAGTCGCTCAACATCTTCATTGAGAACCCGAGCCTGGCCAAGCTGTCCTCAATGCACTTATACGGCTGGAAGAAGGGGCTCAAGACGGGCATGTACTATCTCCGGACCCGAGCCAAGGCCCGGGCGCAGCAGGTCACCGTGCCAGTGGGGCCAACGGCTCCACTGCCCAAGCCAACTGAGGAACAGATCCTAGCGTGTTCCTTAGCCAACCCAGAGTCTTGTGAGATGTGTTCAGGCTAACCCTGAACACAAGGGTGCGTTCAGGCTAAACAATTTCCAAACTAAATTCAAGATGAAAAATTGTTGCCGGACAGGGGCCAAAAACAAGAAGTGTGTGAGGTCCTCCAACAAAAAGGTTTTCAATTTACCCCGTAAATTCGCAAAGCTTATGTGCCTGTTGGGACCTATAAAGGGATTCACCATGCGTGCAAGTTGTGCACCATATAAAAATTGTAAGAAGTAATGGACCCCATATGGAGGTTACTCCCGGATCACCTGGTCCTTAGGGTCCTTGAATTTTCAGATGAAATTGATCAAAGGGTCGCTTTCAAGATTTCTCCCAAAAAATTGGTCCTTCCAAAAAATTTACAATTTAGAAATGAAATTGTGTATGACCATTTTTCAAAGACCATGTGGGATTTTACTGGACTGTCCGAAGCAGATCACCCATATTGGATCACTAGAAAGGGTATCAAGTTTTCCCAATACAGGTCTGATGGTG